ATCGGACTGCGCCTGTAAAACTTGTATTAGCCATTTGACTAACCTCCTTATTAAAGGTTTCACCATAACGTCATAATAAGTGTCTGCTAGGGCAGTCGTTATAGTTTATAAAATTCCTAGTTATGTTGAGGGTACACAAAAAAGAAAAGGGGCACAAGGCCCCCTTTCATATACTTTAAAAGTATTATTAGGAAGATCCGGGCGAACCGAAGATTCCTAATGGATCAGATACACCAAAGGAGTATCTTTCTCGTGCCTTATACCTAGCATTTCCGGTGTCAAAATCACCGTCCATAGACGTAGCCATTGGCGCACGAGTAAAGTGCTTCAGACCGTTAGGGACATCAGTAGTCAAGAACCAAGCATTAGTATCGGTTAGGAAGTTGTTTACACTAAACCCACCCGGTACAACGCCCATTGACTTGATCGCGTTGATGTCGTTGTCTGCAGTACCAACTCTGCTATCGGTCTTCATTAGTCGCTCGGCAACAAACATAAGATCCGCTGGGATAATAAGTTTGTTAGCTTTCGCAGCTATTAGAAGTCCACGCTCGTCAGTCCAGTTAGCAAGCTGAATGATAGCGGCTTCCAAAGAAGTCTCATTCAAGTCTGCGCCAGAAGACGGACGGTTTGAGTTAGTTCCACCAGATACAAGCGGGTGATCTGTAGCGCAAAGCACTTTTCCATCGCCATACGTGTAGCTGCTGTTAAAAGCTCTGTTTAAGACATTCGCTGCCTTAATCTGCTTTGTGTACGCCATCGCACGAGCTAGACCTTTGGTATATCGGGCAGAAAGAGAGTCATAAAGGTTATCCTCTATAGCTTCCTCTGTGATCGAAAATCCCATCGCAATAGTTTCGTGTGTATAACGCGCTGTGTATGCTTCTTGAGCATTATCATACTCAATAGCTGAACCTTCAGCCTTTACGGGTGCTGCAGAAAAACCAGATAATTTCTGTTCTTCTTCAAACGCTCGCTCTGAAGTTTCGTTTTCATAAATTTCTTTATGCTCCTCACCATACCTACTATACTCAAGCCCAAAAAGAGCATTGAGACCGGGTAAAAGCTCTTTGAGCATCTGCGCTCTGCTTATAGTCATCTCAAATTACTCCTTTAAACGCCTGTAGTATTGCCGTATTGATGACCAGCGTTCCACTTGCAAATTGCTTCGGTGTAACCACCAGAAGTATTGCGAGTTTCTTCAACTAGACTCACGACTCGTACAGGAAAAGTGTTAGTAGTCGCAGACGTATCATCAGCAGACACACGAGATACACCGTTAATAGTGTCTCCTGCGGTTTGCGTGATTTGTAGGTTTGCGCCTATGTCGGTTATTGCTAAAGAACTGATAACCACACCCGAAGATGTAATTGCAATCTTAAACAATACGTTAGGGTCATCAACAATGTATGCTACTGCATCCGTTGCTACTTGACTTGCAGGCCAATAGTTTTGAAACCGTGGCCCCATTGAAGCGTCCGTAAAAGAACACCCAATAAATATTCCGTTAGGAGTGCAAGCAGTAGTACCTGTATCTTTTTCTACAGTACCACCTGTAACGCCTTTAACGATATCACCCTGAAATATAGTTGTACCATATTCAGACGCAATACCTTTCTGGGTAAATCCCCCATTGAAAGAGCGTTCGCCTACTAATCCTACGGGGACTAGGCCATAAGGCCCGTCAACGCTTGGATATGCCATTTTTAAGCTCCTTTGCTTATAAACAGAAAGTTAACGTAACCGTTTATCCCTTGCCAAAGTCTGTTTTCGTTTTGCGTTCATTGAACAGTGGCATGCGAGGGTCTTGGTCACGCATATAGTTATTATCGACGGCTTTCATTACATCTCCAGTTTTCTGGGAGTAATGCTCGTCCCTCTGTCTAGTAAGCTCCTCATCAGTTTTGCAGAGAAGCAGCCCACCAATCTCTATTGAATCCTCAAACTTACTGTCGTGGTCAACCATTGCCATAGCTTCTGGATGTTCAGATGCCTTTACAGGTTCCCAACCTTCCCTAAACTTAGCGGATACATTCTTAGCATCAGGCACTCCCATAGTGCTAGTGCGAACAAAGCGATAGGAGTACCCATCTTCCTTGTTTATTTCAGGCAGTATCTCAGGAGCTTTCCATTGTTTTGGTCGTTCCTGCGTAGCGCGACTTTCAACATCCCGCTTAGTTCGATTTAATCGACTTTTTGGTTTTGTTTCTTCCATCACACTATCCTTCTAGTTTTAGTTTTTGTTTCACATACTCTTCAGGTGTTATCCCTAAACGATGCGACAGTCTAGCTTCAGAATCCGTTAAGACGTACTGTTTTGATTTGGTAGTACGCTTCGCAGAAGATACAACAGTTTTTGCTTTCGCTGCAGAACGGGGTGACGCATCTGCTCCTGTTGTCGCTCCTTCAAATTCTTCTGGGTATCTTAGCCTCATTTCTTTATCAATACTACCCCAATATGTATTAGGGTCTATTTCGGCATTAATACCGTTTTCACTTAGTGACATATGCATGTTTTTGGCGTGCATTGTCATTAGTTCTTTTCCGGGTGCATTAAACCATTTATTTTCTTCTAACCACATTTGGGTTCTGTGGTCTGGCGCAACCTGTTGCTGTTGTTGCTGTGGTTCGATATTCCACCCTTCGTCTTGCTCTGTTTCGTCAACCTCTCCGTACTGCGGTTCGTAGTTTTCTGCCGCATGTAACCTAGATTGTGCTGATACCATTTTAGCTTGTGCTTCAGCTACTTGGTCAGCTTCACCTGCCTCAAATGCTTCTTTATACATTTTTGTAGCAAGCTGTAGCTCGTGTTCTGCAGAAGATTTACTATTCTCCATAAGAGCTTCTTCGCCTTTGTTAAGGTCAGCTCTGAACTTTTTGTTTTCTTCTAGCTGTTGTTTAGCATAAGCAACCGCTGCATCACGCTCGCGTTGGGCTGCTTCTTTAGCCCTACGCTCGTCATGCCACACTTTTTTAAGTTGTTTGGCTTTTTCTACAGAATATTCTTCAAGCTCGTCTTTTTCGAGATTATCCACAATTTCTTCTGGCATAGGTTCTCGATCACGGTCTTCTTCGGGGGTGTCGTCTTCAACAACAACTTCAAATTCTTCTTCAACAGCTTCTGGAGTTTCTACAACTTCTTCTACTGTTTCATTTTCTAATGCGGTTTGTGGCATTACACTATCCTCTTTTAGTTAGATTATTGTCTTTGTATTCCTCGTGGATCGTCAACTACTGCTTCTACAGAGTCGTCATTTATTAGACGAAAGGCTTTGCCATGTATATTTATCTTAGTCCCTGTGTGGGGTCTAACCAATACAAAGTCACCTTCTTTGCAGTAAGGGCCGCTAGGAAACCTGCTTTCATCTTTATAGCAGTCTGTACCTAGCTTAACTACAAATAATACTGTAGCCAGTATTTCTTCGTTTTTAATGGTTTCTTCTGTTTTGATAATACCATTATCAAATTTGTCTTCTATGTCAGGAATAGCGCAGAGGATGCGGTATCCTTGTGGTTCTGGTAGTTGGGTTGCTGTTGCAGATTCATCTATAGGAGCTACACTACTCATTAATCTTCCTCAAATCTTGATTCTAGTTCAGTAACATATTCTGATATACTTCTTAGTGCGCTAATATTGCCACACACATAGTTGTACTCAGCGTGGTCTTTGATACTACCACTACTTAGCTTTGCAAGTAAAAGGTCTTGTTTAACATTTATTTCTTTCTTTACTACTTCAAAGACTGTCATTGGTTAGTAGGCCCACTATTTTTGCCTGCTGCTACAGCTAACTTAGCTCCTTCAATTAACTGTTGCACATTAAGAGCACCTTCTTTAGATACTCCGTCAGCTATAAGTTTTTGTAGTGCTTGTCGTTCATCAGACTCTAGTTTAGCTGATTCTAATTCAAGTTCTGCTTTAGCGATTTCGTTATCAGCTTGGTCTTTAGCGGCTTTGCGTTCTAACTCGCCTTGTTTAAGTTGAAGTTCCTGTTGCTGCATTTGCACAAGTGGGTCTTGTGCTTGCTGTTGTGCTTGTTCTTGCTGCGCTTCAGACATATTCTTTTGCAGTAACTGGTCAGATGCGTCTGCCAACAATCGAGATAGTGTTGCTTCTATTTCTGGCGGTAACTGCTCGTCTTGTGGCGGCAACTGTGTGCCTAGTTGTTCTTCCATT